GTGTAGCTGCGACGAATCAAGTCTGTTGCGACTTGGTCTGCGTAGTCCTCTCGGCTCATTCCCTCCGGGATTTCGAGGTCCATCTCTCCGGCGTTCATGACAGCCTGATAGGCGTCCTGATATGCATCTACCGGGTTGCGATAATCGCGAGACGCTGAGTCCTTGCCGCCCTTGGCCCCCGCAGCACGGGCCTGCAACTGTGCCAGCTGCAAGGCCCGAGAATCGCCAACCCGCCGCTCTTCGGTTGCCTTGGCGGACTCAAGTCCAACCAGCATGCCGTTGGCGATATTCTGCGTAGCACGTGCGGAGGTCCCCGCCGCAATCGCCGCACCGATAATGCCGCGGTTCAGGTCATCAATGTTTTTCTCGTAGGCCGCCGGATCGCCCGTCAGCTGCTCTAGGGTCTTGGCCAGGTCGAGCTGCAGATCGCCTGTAGGTTCATCGACAAGGCTTCCCACGATGTCGTTACCAATATCCTCCGGGGAAGCCGTATCAATTTGCGGCCCTATCCGTTCCACAAGGGCATCCAAGCCTATCGCGGTAATCTTCGGAGGCGCAACGACGGTGCCCGCAGTCTGGCCAATATCGACGGGCTCTGCGGCCGATGTCTCGGGCGGCAGGTTCGGCAAATACGGCACAAAGCCACCACCCGCGAACCCTGCTGGCGGCAAAGACTGCGGCATCTGCGGCGACATGTAGGCGGAGTCATCCATCGGAGATTGCATCCCCATGTCCATCGGAGATTGCATCCCCATGTCCATTGGCTGCTGTTGCATGCCCATATCCATCGGCTGCTGCTGCATCCCCATGTCCATTGGCTGCTGTTGCATGCCCATATCCATCGGCTGCTGTTGCATGCCCATATCCATCGGCTGCTGTTGCATCCCCATGTCCATCGGCTGTTGTTGCATGCCCATATCCATCGGCTGCTGTTGCATCCCCATATCCATCGGAGACTGTTGCATGACAGGCGGAGGCGGCATTCCCACCGGCTGCTGCGGCATGGACATCGGACCAAGGTCCGAGGGCTCCGGAGCTTGCATCCCGGTCATCAGGGCCTCGCGCATCAGCTCCTCGGAGCTGGACATGATCCCGCCCATCCTGCGGAGTTCGTCGCGAGCGCCGCTTTGACGAAAGAGCTTGCGGTTATAGACACCTGACATATTAAGCTCCGCTTGGGTTCATGAGACTTCCAAGAATTCCTTGGCCGCCGCCATACCTGCTCCCGTACGCGCCAAGCGACATCCCCGTTCCAAGGATCGAGGACACCGGGCTTGGTGTCGGGGCGCTTGTGACGGCCAGCGTTGACGAGGATGACGGGACGCCGCGGAAGATATCCGACATGTAGGAGAAGCGCTGGAACGGTTCGTAAGCCGCCTCGATAGCCCCGGCCCGCTGCACGTCGTACTCGGACTGCCGCTGACCCTGCTCGAGGGCACCCATGTTGAATAGTGCGTTGACGTCGCGCTGGCTAAGGCCCTGCGCCATCTCGCCAAGTCCCGCCTGTGCTGCGCCCAAGCCTTGGAAGATACTGGCGGCGTTCTGGCCACGCTGCATCTGGTTTTCAAATACATTCTGCGCCTGCTGCTGCGCGCCCGTGTAAGCGGCAGAGCGAAGCTGCGATCCTGTACGCGCCATCTGGTCGGCCGTATTGCGCTGCAGCTCTTGCTCGGCCACGGCCTGACGAGAACCACCGAAGGCCCCCGACTGTACGGCCTGCGCATTTACGCGGTCACGCTCGATGTCGCCCTGCCGCGCAATGTCGCGCTCCGATGCGCTGACAACCTGCTCAACAAAGGGGTCATAATAGGACTTGTAGGACTGCGGATCATACGCGCCCGTGGTTCCGCCAAGCGCCGCGACACCCTTCTGCATGGTTCCCCTCGCCTGCTGCAAGTAGGGCGCATAAGCACCAATACCCTGAAAAGCCATCTGCGCGGCTTGCATCTGCGCGGGCGTGAAAGGCATGATCTCGGGGCGCGGAACGCCGCCCTCGACTCGCTGGATCGGCTGGCCCCGGATGTCGAGACGCGGACTTCCGTCGTCGTTAAGCTCGTAGACAGGGTTGCCGTTCGCATCTGTAACGGGTCTGCCGTACAATGGCGACGTGGCCGCAATGCCCGACGGCTGACCCGTTTCAGGGTCAACGCTGTAGATGTTGGCCAGAAGGTCTTTTAGAAACCGCTCCTGATAGTCTGGGAGAAGGTTAAGAGTCTCTTGGCGGATTGTGTCGTCGGCCATTATGCCCTCCGCTCAAAGCGCTGCATCATGCGGTACATCTCAGCGGCACCCTTTGCGCGATCACCGCCACCAGCGCCGCGGACGGCACGGTTGGTCATGACAAACTCCCCGTCCGAGAGCCGCGCTTCTTGAACTGGGCGGCCGCCCTGATAGATGCGGGCGCGGACCGAATCACTGGTTCCCGTACCGGGGCCAGCGACCATACCACCACGGGCATAGTTGGAGCCGTATCGATAGTCAAACGCGGGGGTGCCTTTGTAGTCAGGAACACGCTCGCCCGTTGCCATTTGCTGCTTCTGCAGCGGGGAAAGTAGGCTCACGTTCTTTGGTTCTGTTGCCTTCAGAATCGCGGCAAGCATGAGCGGGTTGTCAAAGGCTTGAAGCAGGCCACCAAGGCCCTCGGACTTTTGACCTCCGGCCGCTGCTGCGGCCGCCGACGGTGCTCCGCCAAGTCCCGGAAGCAGGGCGCTCAAGGGGTTTCCACCGCCCTGTCCACCTCCGCCGCCGAAGGCACCAAAAAGGGCCGCCCCCGCCCCTTGCGAAGCGCCACCGCCACCCAAAATGTCGGACACAAGGCCTGCCTTGCCGCCAAGGCCGCCCGTGATGAGCGTTCCTATTCCCGTCTTGAAGGCATCCGAGATGCTGCCGCCACTGAAGAGCGTACCAAGGCCAGAGCCAAGGGCCGCCCCGGCGGGACCGCCAGCAACAAGACCAACTAGACTTCCGAGTGTAGAGAGGAGGCTCATATGATTACCACCGTGACTGTGCCGAGGAGCGAGGTTCCAGATACCCCCGCCACGTGCGGCGCGTTTGCTTGCGTGATCTTAACAAAACCATCGTGCTGGAACAAGGCTCCAGTCCGAAGTCCTTGATCATTGCTCTGAAGGTTCGTCAGTTGGAGCGTTGTGAAGATGGCGTCGCCCGGATTGTTGACCTGCTGGACAAACACGGAGAAGGCGCGAATGACCTGTGCCATGTACTGGCGATCATACTCGCTAGGAGGGGTTGGGAAGAACGGGGCCGGGGAATTTGAGGGCATGCCTATCGCCGTCCGTCAGTTCTGAGATCAAGCCTTGGATCGCCGAGCCGCCAAGCTGTGTTGACTTGGTTGGACTCAACACGAATCGACATGGACCGCCCTCGCAGTCGGGTGAAAATCTGGTTTGTAAACTGCTCGACGGGCAGAGACGCAGTCTTTATCACCGGATCGGTGTCAGAGGCAAAGTACGTACCTCCGGGGAAGTTGCGAGCCTTCAATGTGAACGTGGCCGTAGGCGCAGCGTTGGTCGAATTTCTGAAGGTCAGGTCTGGGATGAGGCGCGTGGCAAACATGAACTGGTCTCCGTCGCCGATATCGACAACGCTTGACTCGATGTAGGGGGCAAGGGCCACTGCGGGGGAAACGCTCCCGTCGTTCAAACCGTTTTCTTGGTAATAGATGTTTCTGTCTGGGGCCACGGCCAACGGGTATTGGAAAACCGTGCGGTCAGCCCACGCCGTTCTTGACATGGTGCCATAGTACCAAATCCCTTGCTCATAATTGTAGACAACATAGACGTTGTTTTCGGAGCTGCTCGAGCTGGGATAAAACCACCACACTTCGCTGAATGCGCTGCAATGCCCGCCACATACCTTGAGTTGTTGGAAAAGGTTGATGTTTGAGAACACGTACTCTTTCACGTTGCAAGGAAGCTGCTTCACCGAGCCGTCGTAGACATAGAATTCACCGATTCCCATCCAAAAGACAGTGTCCCCAACGGCAACGGCGCAGTTGGGCCCAATGATCGAGATTGCAGAGGAAACTTCCTGAACACCAAAGGTGAACGGTGGTCCAAGGAACTGCATGGCGTAAACAGAGGAGTCGGTAAACACGACAATCTGCTGCTTCGTCTGCGTGGCCGTGATGATTTCGGACCCAGTCCCAAGCCGCAACTCCCCAGCGGTCGTAGTTGCCATGGTCCTCCACTCGGCCGGGTTTTCTTGGTCAGAAAAGCGGATGGTGAGCGGGTCTTGGACAGCGGGGGTACCCTCTGGGCTGCAGCCAAAAGCGATAACATGCCTGTCGCGCGCCGAAACGAGGACGCATTTTGCTAGGGATGGAACAGACTGGGCCCCAGAAAGCGACGAGAGAGGAACCGCACGGCTGGTAAAGCCCCCTGTTCTGTCCCAGTAATAAAGGCCTCCGTCACGGACCGACATAATCAAGTCTTCGCCAAAATTGTCCTGCGACCAAGTGCGGAGCTGACCAAAGGATGAATTGATCGCGACGCCGGAGCTCCACGTTCCTCGGGACCACGTTCCAGAGCTCCAACCAGTTCCCGCAATCTCTGTGTCAAGGCCCGTGTTAATCTGATAGGCCCCTATGGTAGCCGAACCACCTGCGCCAACGTCGGACGCATTGGCCGTAACCGTGAGGGTAATCTGGTAGCTATTGTCGTTGATGATCCGCGTGATCTGATGCTCGGCATTTAGCACGGCCGCAGTTACGTTGCCACCAAGACTGACAGCTCCGGAGAAGGTCACAAAGTCGTTGACCACCGCTCCGTTGGCAAGGTCTGAAACGACAACCACCGAAGAGCCGTTTGTGGCTGCGAAAGTTACATCCCCGGCAGCCGTGGTTTCTCGAACAGGGGTGATGTCATACGGCGTACCGCCTCGGAAGACATAATACTTGAGGTTTGTTCCAGAGCCGACAAGGGATGTCCCATCGAGGGTGTTCCACGGAAAGACTGAACGGCTGGTGCCAAGCATGGTTGCTCGGCTGTACTTCTGCCACCCGCCAATGCTCTCCGGCTTCCCCTCCCGAAAGCGCACAAGATTTCCATCCCACCACCCACCCTCGTTGGTGTAGTCAGTGGTTTCGCGATTGATGCCGGGACGGAATGCGAGCTTTGTAAGTGCCATGGCAGTCTCCTATTGGCGGAGATATTACATCACCCGAGCAGTTTAGCCAACATCTCGATCTAGCGGGCTTGGATGGGGACACTACCACAGCCCGCATCTAGCAGGCGGATCAAGTGTTCGCCGGAAACCACCGAAAGCGGCCCGCCGTCGTTAGCCAAATCCGCCGCATGTTCCGTGCGCGCCATCTCAGTCCCTGCGCAGACTGCGTCAGTGTTTGCCGCGCTCACGCAGCCAGTCACGGGCAGCATCAGCATCAGACATGCGGCCCACTTCGTCCATCCGCTTTCGCGTTGCAACATACCCTTCAAGCTCCTCTTGCTTGGCGTCAGCCTGAGCCGACTTTCTGCCACCAAACCAGCTTGATGCTAGTGCGGCGGCGACAAGCCCAAGGCCCAAGGCCCAGAGTTTTAGACGCGTGAAAATCAACGGTCGCCCTCGGCCCACTTTTTGATGCGCTCGCGCATGATCCAGAGCGCGGAAAGGACGACAAGCCCAGCAAAAATCAAGGCCACGATCTGGGCCATGCCATCCAATGCTCCAACGGCCGCGATGCCCGCACCCGCGCCGGAGGCGATTTGCACAGCGGAGGCTTGTACCGTAGTGGATTGCGCAACATTGGTGCGCCCTTCAAATTCGCCATCGGTAGGCGTCAAGAACAACTTGCGCTCGGCCTCTCGGCGGCGCGTCAGGCCGCTCAACACCTTTCCGCCCGCCTTGTTCCAAAGCAAAATGGCCTTAGCCGCGCCGTCTTTGTCGCCAGCGTTAAACGAGCGAAGGGCGGATGACTTCTTGAGCGCGCCGGGTCCAATATTGTAGGCCAGCGACACAAACGCCCCAAACTCGTTTTCATTGATCGGGGGCGTGATCGACGGGGTAATCTGATCAGCAAACTTTACCAGCGCGGCATGCAGATATTTCTCCGCTTCGCTCTGGCTGATGGTCATGCCCTCACTGGGCGTGATGCCAACATCTGCCGCCGCAGTGGTACCATAACCGATGGTCCAAATCCCAGCTGGGCATTTATAGGCCTTCGCGCGGAAGACCTCAAATTCTTTGACCATGTCAATGGTCGCTTGGTTGATATTCATTTGCTTCCCACCTTCGCAATCAGGGACTTTATGTCGTCGCGGATTTCGCCCAGCATTTTGTTGGTCTCCTCGCGAGACTGCCGGGTCATTTCCAAATCTTCTCTACGCTGATGCCAAAGCCGTTTGATCTCTTTGCCGTTTTCGACGCTGCGCGCCTCGAGGCGGATTAGCCAAACGACGGTCGCCACAAAGGCGGCTGCGATTGGCCAGAAGGTACGTATAAATTCCATCTCGACGCGGCCCCTCTCAGGCTTATTCTGGCTCGTTATTCCCAGCCAATGGCTACACAATCGGCTTCCCGCTCTGGCCAATCGGCCAGATAAGCCTCTCGGTCAGCGTACGTCGTAATGGTGCCGTCGGTCAACGTGACCACCAGCGTCTCTGCCTCATAGTTGTATGTAATGCTCTCAATTCCCATTTAGATCACCTGATATGTGAAGCTGAAGCTGTAGTTGATCCCAGAGGCTACTGTTGGTCTGAGTAGGAAACGTGCACGGTCATTTGTGGCATCACCATCTAAGCCACCGGATTGTCCTAATGTACCTCCAGTTACGCTTGCACCTGTGCCGCCAAGGTTTGTAGTCAATGCTATATTTGACGCAATGGGTAGGGAAATACCAAGATGCGTATCAGTGTTAGCTGTTGTTGCAGTTACTGAAATCACACCCGAAACTGTAACGGTACTACCTACACGCATCCACTGGCAAGAAGCTGAAGTAGAAGCAGCTACGTTTGTGACAGCCGTAAGGGTTGGCGTATAGGTTCCATTAGTGAGGATTGGTCCCCAAGTATTTGCAGAACCACCAGCAGAGATAAGAGCTTGCCCTGTTGTACCAAAGCTTCCACCAATACTAAGTCCACCGTTTTGACCCATACGGAACCTTTCAGTACCGTCAATTTGGAATACAATCGCAGAACTTGCTGCAACGTTATCTGGGTCAGCAGAAAGAATTACCTCACCAACACCACCAGTCGTGATTTCTCCAAAGGCTGTAGCACTCGTGTTTTCAAGTCTAATGTGCCCAGAGGTATTCTTAATATGAAGTGCACGAGCAGGAGCATCAGTACCAAGGCCAACGTTACCAGCGAAGTAGCTTGGTGCGGTTCCTGCGATGTACAGGTTATGAGCAACACCACCACCAGAAGCAGTAGCTTGGTCAGATTGCATTGCCCTTATAGTTTTACCTGTAGTCACAGATGCTGCAGCAACACCGGAATGCCAGAAACCGATGTTACCAGAGGCACCTATCAACGAGGGGGCAACTTGAAAACCAGCTTGAGTGGTAACCGTTGAACCAGCTCCAAAGGTTCCTTGAGTGGCGACATAATGGAGTATCTGGTTCACTCCCGGATGGGAAGCCACAACGCTTGGTATGGATCGGTTTACGTTGACCGTACCTGTTACATCAGTCTGGACAGTGCCATCATTAACAAGGCTAAAGGCATTCGTACCACCAGTAATGCTTTTGCTGACGACCAAGGAACTGGTTGGTGCATCAGTGCCAATACCTATATTACCTTGGAAGTAGCTTGGTGCTGAACCACCAATATATAGGTTATGAGCCGTACCACCACCAGTGGCAATATTTTGACCAGACTCCATTACCCTTACAGTTTTACCAGTGGTCACGTTTGCGGCAGTAACAGCGTTTACTTGGAAGCCTACATTTTTGGCAGCACCAATGAGACTTGCTTCTACCAGATAACCAACTTGGTTGGTGACTGTTGCACTAGCTCCAAAGGTTCCTTGAGCAGCAGCGTAGTGATTTAGTGTAGTTAAGGTAAAGGCTGCATCAGCAACGGATGGGATCGTGCGGTTCATAAATGTTTGGGCAGTCACGTCACTCTGAATAGCACCATCATTACGGAAACCGTATGCTGTAGTGTTACCAGTAATGTTCTTGTTAACCCGGAGGGTCTCAAAGGCATTAGCAATGCCACCAATACCAGTAGACCCGGCGAGGTAGTTGGGCGCTGTACCTTGCGCGTAGATATTATAGGCCGTTCCACCACCAGAAGCAGTAGCTTGGTTTAAGTTGATACCAAAGACAGACTTACCAGTTGTTACGGACGCTGCAGCAATACCTGTGAAGTTAAATCCAACATTCGTACCAGCACCAATGAGAGTAGCATCCACAAAATATCCTGATTGGGTGGTAACTGTTGCACCAGCGCCAATCGTGCCTTGAGAAGCACTATAGTGAATCAGGTTTGGCAACGTGAAAGCTGCAGCAGCAACACTTGGCTGTGTACGATACATGTGTGCTATAGCAGTTACATCACTTTGAACTTCACCATTATTCATAACGCCAAATGCAGTTGTAGCACCAGTAATGGCTTTGCTGACGGATAGTGTTCGGTCGGATGCTACGGTTGTACCAAGAAGGAATGCGCCTGTACTATTAAAACGTGCTCTTTCTGTACCATCTACGTTAAAAGAGATTATTGAAAGAGCTGTAGCATTACCGGGGTCAGCACTAAGGGTTAAAGAACCTTCTGTATTTGAGTTGATCTCCCCATAAATCGTGGAGACAGCAGTATCGGTATCCTCAAGTCTGATAAAAGGAGCAGTATTCTTGACATGGAGCGCCCGGGCAGGGGCATCCGTACCAATGCCCACGAGACCACTTGTGTTCACAACAACCGGAGAACTGTCTGGGTTGGCCGAGTCCTCTACAACAAGGGCATTCCCTGCCCCCGTTTGGGTAATGCGCAGGGCATCGCTTGCAGAACTGACAGAAATCACGCTTGGGCTGCTTGCGTTAAGCGAGGTGAAAGTACCCGCAGCAGCGGAAGTCCCGCCAATAATAGCGCCGTCGATGGAGCCGCCCGTGATCTTCACCGAGTTCATGGCGAAGTCGTTGGTGATGTTGACCACCGCAGCGCCGGAGCCCGAGCCAGTCGAGTAGATAATCGCGCTGTCGCCCGTGGCGATGGTCACGTTTCCGCCAGAACCTTGGGTGAATACCACGCTCTGCGCCGTCGTATTTCGGACGAAGTAAATCTTCTGGGCATCGTTGGGCGCAATGGTGATGGTATGCGTCCCGCTCGGGGACCCACCCAACACGAGAAGCTTATACTGTCCGTCGGAGAGCGCGCCGTCGGAGGTCGTCAGGGTCGAGGCCGTACCGCTGAGGGAGAGCGCAAGCGAGCCGTTAATCGCCCGGTCGATGATATTCATGTTGTCGTTGACAACATCACCCCAGACGCCGTCAAGTTCGCCGTCGGAGGGAAGTTCAATTCCGAGATTCGAAGAATATGTGCTAGGCATATGTCATCCCCACGCCGTGATGTTTGTCCACGTGGTGCCGGGAGATGGCTCCACATTCGTCCATGTATTTATAGCATCCGTATCGACCTCCGTCCATGATGAACCGGAAGAAGGGATTACGCCAACCCAAGAGGTCGGAGGCACAGGGGAAATTGGGTCCCAAGAGGTTCCGGAATCAGGCACAAGTTGGCTCCAGATGAAGACAACGCCAATCGCGCCAGAAGCCGATACGCCCGTGAGCAGGACATCCGCCCCGGCCCGAGCAATAACGGTTCCGATCTCCCCCGTCCCAGAAACGCCCGTGGGAAAGGCGACGGTTGGGATAATGATGGCCACATCACCGACAGCGCCAGTGCCTACAACACCCGTGACGGCAACATCAATTCTAGTCTCAACGACGACGGTACCTACCGCGCCAGTGGCAGAGACGCCCGTCGGAAGTACACGAGCCGAGCCTGTAACGACAACAGTGCCTACCGCGCCAGTGGCAGAGACGCCCGTCGGGAGTACACGAGCTGAACCCGTAACGACAACAGTGCCTACCGCTCCAGTGGCAAAGACGCCCGTAACAGCAACGCCAGCTCCCGCCCGAACTACGACGGTGCCAACGGAACCCGTGGCAGAGACGCCCGTCGGGAGTACACGAGCTGAACCTGTAACGACAACAGTGCCTACCGCGCCAGTGGCAGAGACGCCCGTCGGGAGTACACGAGCTGAACCCGTAACGACAACAGTGCCAACGGAACCAGTGGCAGAGACGCCCGTAACAATAACCGGGAGTGCCTCTCCCCAAGCGCCCGAGGACCACGCTCCACGGCCCCAGCCTGTTAGGGTCGTGTTAGCCATGGTGGACCCCTATGGTTAGCTGATGCGGATGATCGCGTCAGTCGAGGTGGCGGCCGGGAATTGGATGGTGAACGTCCCTGCCGTTGAAATCTTGTCGCCGCCAAAGTCCAGAACACAGACAGCCTTGTTCGAGTCCGTCGTGTTGTAGATCAGCGCACCGCGGGCCGTGATAGTCGCGGAGGTGAACGACAGATCGTCGAAGTCGGTCAGTGCCGTGGTGCTCGATGCGGTCGGAGTGATGTTCGTCAGAGTGCCGCCGCCAGCCGAGTAGGTGCCTGAGTTGGCAACCTCGTTCGTAGCCGAATAGACCGTGGTGCTTGCGCCCAGTGTAGCCGTACTTGTATAAAGCGCCAACTTGAAGACGTCCCCTGTCGAGGCCGTGAAGTTATGGATTCCCTGCAGGAGCTCCACCTTGAATGAAGTGCACATTGCTTGTGTAATGGGCAAAGGAGCCTCCTATAGCTTTCGAATGGCGTCAGCCAGTTGTGGGTGACCTGCGTCTACCAGCGCATTATACACAGTAACGCGGTCGTTGGTAACCGCCTCTTTCATGTAGCGCGTGACCACATGAACGATGGCAGCTCGATAGGCCTTGGCCTGCTCGCGAATGGCCGGATGCGCGTCCTCAGAGACACTGATGAGCTTGTTCGCGCAGAGCTCCGCAAGCTCCTCGGGTGTGTGCCCACGGTTACTCGTGGTCATAACACTGACGATGGGGGTTTCTGGCAGGGAGAGCTTTATGTCGAACATTATTCCTTGGACCTCACAACCATGCCTTTGCGGTATTCATCGGTGACCTGCTTAGCTTCGCCCAGCATCGTGAGGCCGAGGAGCGACTCTTGGAAGCGCTTGTCATAGCCCGCCATTAAGTCCGGATCGCCCTTCAGAAACAGATAGGCCTCGACCATCGCGCCATAAAACAAGGTCAGTTCGGCGTTGATGCTGAGCCACGTGGTTCCACTTTCGGGCTGGGACGTCAGGCTTTCGGGGCGATAGAAGTAGTGCAGCTCCATCGGCAGGGCCGAACTCGGGGCCGGGCCCAAGATGAAGTTCGCGTTGTCAAACTGGGCGTAGTACTTGGGAGCCCCTGTTACGGCCGCGTCGGGCGCGTACTCTTGGACAAAGGTGACGTCCTTGAACTCAGCGAAGATTTTGTCGTTCCCAGCGTCGGTGTACGACAGCGAGAAGGGGGCAAGGAAGTCGGAGGGGCAAGCCAGATACTGGTTCCCGGACGTCGCCGTGGCCGTGACGTTCTTACGGAACAGACTCAGTTGGACGTTCTTGAGGATGCGTTCCTCCGACAGGCGGATGAAGAGCGGCAGGTTGTTGACGAAGGTGGTCTCCGAGGTCTCAAGATAGTCTTGCAGAGCCTGCTTCAGTTGGGCGTAAGTAAAGCTCATGTGATCTCCACCGTAACGAAGCCGACAGATGCGACAATCGGATAGATGATCGCAACTGGCGGAAAGACTGTATTTCCGACCGAGACATAGACATGTCCTGCCTCAGGGTCGGGGCGCGGATTCCGAAGCGCCTGCGGGTCCGGATAGGCCTTTGGCGGGAAGAGCTGCGGATGCTTTGGGTCGTATTCATCCGGGCCAACGAGCAGCCCTGTCCACTCTTTGCGCATGTCGCGCAGGCGGAAACGGACGCCGGAGCGATCAGAAATACCCCAAGCCTTTTTGCCGCTGGCGTATGTCATTAGAACCTCAGGTAGGCCACATCTGGCTGCAGTTTCAACGGAACTCGATCCTCGTCTTCCTCGGCCGCGCGCGTAAACTCTTCGTCATAGATCGCCTTGAGCATGCCCATCCGATCCGGAGCCCGCTTCATGCCAAGATAGTAGGCCAATCCCGCGACCATGCAAGGGTAGAACCGCCACGGCATATCCGTGGTGTTTTGCAGTGTTCCTGCATCCTCGATGCGGCGGACATAGTAGTAGATCAGCTGGTCTGTCGAGTTCTCCGGAACCTGCCAGACACTGATCTTTGGCGCAATCTGACGGTTGTAGTAGAACTGCGATGGCCGCCCCTGCGTGGTCTTGTTGGGCAGGAGGAAGTAGTCGCCGCGGCTTAACCGTTCAACTTCGTAGTCTGTGCCGTCCCGGCGGAGAACCATCTCAAGGATATCCGCGTGGTCGGCGCTGACGGTGTAGTCCGCGACGCCAACGGTGACGGTAATCGTGGCTTGGGTTACGGTCCATAGGTTCAGGCCGCGGTTAGCCCACTCAGCAAACATGAGGTTCAGGGACCGCCGGGCCGTGCGCGCGTCGTAGCCCGTGCGAACTTCAAGCCCGCACCGCTCATACGCCTCTTCGATAAGCTCTCCGACGTCCAGATTGAACGTCCGGGTCCCTGATGTTGTCATGGCTTACTTCTTGCCCTTTTTCGCGGGCTTCTTGGCTGCGGGCTTCATGCCCATCGCCATAGCCTTGCGTGGGCTGATCATATCCGCCGAAACCATTCCGCCCTTTTTCATGCCCTTTGAACCACAATTCATGATTTTCTCCTCAGAGGTTTGACACGCTTGGGTGCTCCCGCAGGTTGCCCCAAGCTCTTCTTCTGTGCAACCCTATCACGCTTCTCGGACGGCGTCATCTCCGATGCGGTCTTCGGGGTCTTCTCACTCACCCGTTTAGTTGGGCGGCAGTAAGGCGTTCCGCGACCCTCGCCCTCTTGGCGGCCGCAAGCCCTTCCAGTCCGGACATCCTTCCAATCCTCCTTAAACCAACGGCGCAGGGATGCGCCCTTCTCGGTCTTCCGGACAACCATCAGAACGTCCTCGATTTTTTGGCAGGGCCCCTGCTAGAGGACTTGCTGGAGCCGCTACCCCAGTTGTCGGCCCCAACCTTGCGGCACTTGGCAATCGCGCCGCTGGCATAGGCCGACGGGAAGACCTTGTACCGGGCCTTCACTTTTGAATAACAGGCATCTTTCTTGGACACGGACGTCTCCACTTGCTTTGCCATACTGGCGCGGTTCATGTCAGCAGTTCCACGCTTTAAGGGAGAGCGCCTTGCGTGTTGGCCTTCCCTTCTCGTCTTTCATCGGCCCGGGCATCCCGGTCATGCGGGCACAAAACGACTTGCGACGGGCCTTGTCCTTGTCGGTCTTTGGATTTGGTGCAGGAGGCTTCAGGTTCATCCCCTGCGCTTTTGCCGAAGCTCGGCCCTTGGCGTTGAGGCCACCTTTTGGGTCCTTACCCTCTTTGCGGGTCCATGCTGGGGTCTTGGCCACAGTCAGCGCCTTTCCTTGGTGATTGGGCCACCGATAAGCCATGCGTCACAAGTCCGGCTACCGGCGCACTTGAAGTGGAACAGCTGACAGTACCCAAGGTTGGCTGCGTCAACCATCGCTTCAGCATCCGGCTTTTCAAAGTCCTCGTCGCCCGTGATCCCCGAAGTGATGCATTCCATCATCTTAGGGGTCTGAATGAACGCCGCGCAGTTTCCGCACCGGGAAGCTTGCGCCTCCTCCGGGGACACGTCCCATAGCGTGGCAAGCTTCTTCCAGAACTTGTCGTTCGAAAGCTCTGGGTTCATCGGACCGTAGCCGTATTCCTTGATCGCATGGTTGCGATTTTTGAGGTTCTCCTGAACGTCTCCGGTAGCCGTGGGGCAGGTTGGCCCGTCGCGGTAGGCCGCGACGAGTGCTGATCCACGAGAGGATGTGGGGCGGCGAGCCATCGGTACAGCCCTACGACCAGAAGAACGTGGCAGAAGTCAGGTTCGTTGCCGTTGACACAAAGATGTCAGACTGGAAAACGACGCCCTCTTCCGGGATGTAGACGTTGTGTGTGGTGCTTGCCACGAGATCAACATCGAGGGTGGTTGCCCCGCCGTCTCCATCCGTGAGGGTCAGACGACCTGCCCCCGCTGCAGTGGTCGTGACCATGATCATCCGGAGACGGGAGCGACCAACTACGAGCGCCCCCGTTCCTGTGACCCGCTTTGATTTTACGTCAGAACCGGCCATGTGGGCCTCCTATTACGGCAGATCATGGGCTTGGATGTAGCGAACTGTGAGCGTACCGACGCCAGCGCCAGTGTTTGCCGACAGGATAAAGACACGCTTATCGGTCGCGCCAGTGTCATCCCAGTTGGCCGTGCGGGTTGCGTCGGTACCGGGGGTCAGGGCGGCAAGGCCGATTGCGCCGCTGGTAACGCCAGCAGACACAAGCTCCGTAGCCGTTGCACTTGTACCAACGCTGATGGTGGTCGCAGCGCCAGACCAAGCAGTTGTTGATAGAAGCTGGATGTTCATGATGTGGCTGTTTGCCGGAAGAACGATTTCCGTAGCTAAGGCGGTAGCCGAACCCGCTTGAGTTACCGCAAAAATTTGAGCCATCACAACGGAGCCGACGTTCTTGACGTTGGTGCCAAGATCAGTGCCCGTGGTGTTGGCGATAGTGCCTGCCCGAATCGGGCCCGAAAAAGTTGTCTTGCCCATGATGAGCTCCTTGCACAAGGTCTAGCCGCGCCGTCTGTGCATTGTCAGGTAGGGTGTCCTGTCTGCGCGGCCGATGATACCCTGCGTGGAGTGTACACGGGACGCCCACAAAAGAAAAGGGCGGGGTTTCCCCCGCCCTATCAGATGCTTCTGAGCGCTTAGGCTCCGATGGTACCGTACACGCAGCGCGGGTCCGAGAAACCAAACGAGTAACGCTCACGCGACTTGTAGCGCATGTTGCCCGTATCAAAGTCGGCCTCCATGCCCGTCGAGAGCGCGGTACGCTCGAAGTGGACAAAGCCACGCGGAGCGTCGGTCTTGATGAAGAACGCATCCGGGTCGGTCAAGAAGTCGTTGACGGTGTAGCCTTCCGGCAACATTCCCATCGAACGGATGGCGTTCACATCGTTGTCCGCGGTGCCGACGCGGAGGTTGGAAACCATCAGGCGCTCAGCGACGAACTGCAGCTGGCGAGGAATCACCAACTTCAGGCCACGCAAAGCGGTCTTCAGGCCACGTTCGTCAACGAAGCTCGCGATGTTGATCAGAGCGTCCTCGAGCGAGGTTTCGTTCAGGTCAGCGTCGGTCGTCGGCCGGTTGGCGAAGGTGGAACCATTCACCAGCGGGTGGTTGGTAGCGCAGAGCGCCACGCCGTCGCCACCAGCTGAAGCACCCGCCGTGAAGGCGTTGTTCAGGATCGCAGCGGCTTTCACCTGCTTGGTGTGCGCCATCGAGCGGGCAAGTGCCCGGGTGTAACGGCTGCCGAGGCGGTCGTACAGGTTGTCTTCGATAGCTTCCTCGGTGATCGAGAAGGCCAGAGCGATGGTTTCGTGGTTGTACCGAGCGGTGTAGGCTTCCTGTGCATCGTCATACGAGATGCCAGAACCTTCCGATTTGGTCGGTGCTGCGCCGAAACCGGACAGCATGACCTCCTCCTCAAATGCACGATCTGAGGACTCGGTGGTGAAGATTTCAGCATGCTGGTTTTCATACCGAGCATACTCCATGCCGAACAGAGCATTGAGACCGGGCTCAAGCTCTTTCGCCAGTTGTGCGCGCGAAATTGCCATTGGTCAGTCTCCTTATGCCACCGTACCTTCAGAATTCGCCTGAAGGAGTGCATGGTTGTTGAACATCACGATCATCTGGATGCCGGCCGCCGCGAAGTCTTGGCTGGTCGGGTCATCATAGATGCCGAGAATTTTGAGCGGGAGCGACTCGTTCGCTGCGTCAAGCGTAGCGACGTCCATCTTCGCCGACGACTGGCCAGAAACGGTCGAGCCCGAAGTGCCCGAGTCAAACTGGGTGTTCTCGAAGATCGCGGCCTTGGCGGTTGCGCGGTTCGTGAACGTGGCGTCAGTCGCAATGGTGAAGCGCTGGGTTGGGTTGTCGTAGACATACCCAATGATGTCAAAGTTGGTGTTCGCGCCGGAGCCGGGCCAATAGTTCGACCAAGTTTTCTTTCCAGTCACGGACGAGACGTAATCGCAGCCAGCGAATGCGCCAATGTGTTTGTAGGTGTCGCCGGAGGCCGAACCAGTGATGGCGATGTCGCCGCCGTTGGTTACGATAACCGGGGAACCGTTGTAGATCGCAGAAGCGCTCGACGAGATAAAGTACGCGTTGGTACCTTGGCTGTTGGGAGCGCCACCGGCGAGGTTGATCGGGCGAAGCCCGAACGCACCATTTGAGTTAGGCATAGACGTTGCTCCTTATCAGTCGGACGATTTTCGTCCGCCAAAAGATACCCGGCTTTGCCGACTCTGATTGATCGGCATCGAAGGGTGTTGCTCTTTCATCAAGTCCTGATCAACAGCGTCCATTTGCTCGCGGGTCCGGCCCCCGTAATACGCGGTTCTTTCTTGGGCTGTTTCGACAGGTACGCGAGTCAGGATCAGGCCGCCGTTACCAATGACTCCGGCATGCTTGCCGTCTTCGATGGTAGGAGCTTGGTACCCCGGATAATCTTCCGCCTTGACAGGTTCGTAGCCCTGACGCAGTCGGTTGAATACGTTGCCCTTGTCTTCCTCTCCCCGGATAGACGCCCGCACCCAGCGGTGCTTGTATCCTTCAGGGGGTGTAGGAGCGTCAAGAACACTTGGGGGAGCCCAAGGCTTGCGGCGAGTATCTGCCTCGCGGGTAGCGGTAGTGCGGGTAGTGCGATCCATGTTCTCAGTCCTTCACGTATTTGGCATATTCTTCCAACGGAACATTCAGCCGCTTAGCGATGGCAACCTGCGATGGCGTCAACCGCACTGTTCGGCGCTCCTGTGTCGTGCTGCGGGATGCGGAGTTGCCAGCAGGGGCGACCTGACTTCCTCCACCCGTTTTTCGTGCTGCAAACTTGTGTGGAAACTCCATACGCAGTCTGCGGTCGATCTCAGTATAGTACTCATTTGAGCTCGGGTCAAAGCCTTCGTCCTCAACGAGCGTTTGGTGAATGGCGATTGCCCCAGTCGTCATAACGCGGTCTTCGCCAAACCAC